GCGGGAATACCGCCTCACACCCTAGGTACAGGGACTCGGACTATAACCATGGTCCGAGGTAAGACCACTCTTGAACTACCACATCTTTTGATCGATATCGTCTGACACCGGTCAAAACCTCAGATGTGGAAAGAGTGCCATCATCGTACTTGCGAAGCTCAAGTGTAAAGAGCGACGCACGCACGGCTAAATCCATACAACGAAATGGGCGAGTTTCAGCTGTCTCAACGAGACATCTTACTTTATACCCATCAAATCGTCTGGATCGCCTTGGACGCGCTTCATCAAAATCACCGATGAGGCAGTTTCCCTTAAGTGACACGGGACCCGTAGGGTTCCGTAGCCACGGACGGAGATAAGCCAACGATGTTTCAAAACAGTTGCGCAATCTTGCATCTCGATACAAACCATTTCCTAACCTTGAGGCTAGGAGCATGATCTCGTTCGAAAGAGCGATGCATTCAGGCTGACGTTGAGGTACCTTATCAACGTATAATGGTGTAACATCCGTTCCCTCGTAGAAGTGTTTACCACACGACTCGTAGAATGGTCCACTCACAAACGTTTTAGCTGTGTTAGTTGAAAAACCACACATGGCCAACGCGTCAATAAGAAAAGGAGCATATGTCTTAGAGAATATAATATCATCCCCGTAAACAAAAACAGATTCCGTCCCAGTACCAAAAAGCTGCGACACACTCTTACCGATCGCCCAAAAAATAAGGGTCTCGAGTTCGAATGTGTATCCATTGCCCATCGAGCTGAATTTGTTGTATCGTATTGTTTTCCCATCTAAGACGCCAACTGGCGACCTAGTAAGTAGGAGGGCGTTAAGCCAATCCTCAGGGAGCAATGCGGCAACAAGCTCATATGAGACAGTGTCACTTGCAGCAGAAAGATCGATAGTCGCAAAATCGTAACCAAGACTCCCCAAACGGGCGAGTTTCTGGTTAACGGTCTGGTCATTTAAATCGATTCTCTCCTTGGTACGCGTCAGCAGGCGGCGTCGAATCCTCTTACCAATGGCTTTTTGAACGAACATGTTAAAGTCCGGCTCAATAGCTATAGTACGAAGGGTCTTCGCATCCTTAGGGACGAATACAATCTTGTTACCCACAACGACCTCACAGTCTTCGAACATACCAGGTTTGTGTTTCTGGTAGGCACGGAACAGAGGTTCGAGGGGTCCAGTAACGTGCAAATTGCCACTTACTTTTTCTTGGAGCACAGACCGCGAACGCGGGAGCCTTGTTGAGGCCCCCGGTCCGAAGTCGCACCCGGAGATCACGACATCCCAATCGAATTTACCCAAAACTCTTTCAATCTTTTTCTGAGCCACCTGAAGTAGGTGAGCCAGCCCGAGGGGCTGCAATAAAGCAGACCCGGGTTGAGAGAGCGCAGATAAAACTCGCTTGTTGGTGTCTTTACACGTAGATTCAGCTAGGAAGAACTTCTCGCGGGCGTTAGCCTCTGGGTCATTCTTTACTCGGAGAAACGGAGATTTCCTCAAAAGATTATAAACAATATAATCTTCGAAGAATTCGTCTACTCCTCGTACTCGCTTTGCTGAATAGTCGAAGGCAGCGTTGCATATGGTTGTATGGTCGGTGGATCCAATTTCTCGGATCCAGTCGTCATACTTTCCGTTTGCATTGATGCCTGAAACAAGACTCGTACAGAGTCGAAGTGTGTGATCAGTAGTATACTGGTAATAATCCCTAACAGGATCATTGCGCCTCTTGTCCATTGGATAACCCTCATAAACAAAATTAAGGAGACATCACCAAACATAACATTTGATGACAGGTTTGTTGACATAAACTGACTAACTAAGTCAGCTCTGCCTGCAGGCCCTCGAGGTAATAACGAGGGTGACCGCCGAACAGCCTGTTTAGGGCTACTCGGAGAGCGCATTAAATCATGCTCTCTTGGTCTTCGTAGTACTTTTTAACAAGTGCTTCGCCTGCGGCATCAACAATCATTGCCAGAGCATTTTTACGCTCTTGCAATGTACTACGCTTATGAAAACGGGCAACTAATTCAATATAGTTGTCGTACGCTTTCTTGGGCGCAGCCTGGATACCTTGAGCGGTAGAACCCGCCGTAGTCTCCAAGGTCGGCAACACCAGCTTACATACACTGCGGGAGTACAACTCATTCCCCTTTGGTTCGGTCAAACGTAAATGCAGTCGTTCGTAACCCTCGAAGATGCCACCGGAGCGATTTACGAGCTCCATGGTTTCACCGTCGGCGAGATACTTACTAGGCACGAACGTATGAACGATCGGAGTAGGTGTTGCAACATCGGTTAGTGCTATATTTGCGGCTTGTGACATAAGGAATATTCCTAGTTAATGATAAAACATTGATGAACCCTTAACGGGGTTATGTGCACTATACAGTGCGTTTGGTTTACTAACCGAACAACGAGCTAAAGATTGCCATAGCATTCGCCACTTGGGACGTATTAGCCTGGCGAAACGCGGGAAAATGAGGAAAGGGTGATGCACTGAGCGAAGTCCGGTCTGACCGGTGCTTATAGCACTTTGCACTGCCCATAACGTCAATATTGTTGAAACTTTCAACAATACCCACAGTTCGTATTTCGGTTACCTCTGTTGTGAAACCTCCCAAAAATGTAAAAGGGAGCGCAGCATCCATAACGCTCAGGAAATCACCAATCGGCAAAACATAGTCGAGGATGAAACTGAACGGAACAAATTCATACGCAGTACTAAATGGATTTGTGAGACCCAACGAACTAGCCAGCGATAAAGCCGGTGTATCCGGTACGGTATAAAACAATCGACACCCACATCTCTGCACCAACATACAACTCTCGCTAAATTTAGCGTTCGATGTAAAAGTCGTTGTAGAGACGGAGGTTTGCTTTTTAAAGCCTTTTACGGAAATACGGTACCTATACGGTTCCGCATCCCGTTCTGCGATTGCACGGCAGGCTCCTTGCACATCATTCAGCATGGGTTTCCATCCATGTTGTAACTCGTTCCAGCGATTGACAATTTCCTTCCCCCTAGGGGGTTCGATCTTGCCTTTGCCGGAGTAAGTTGTTTTCAGTGCTCGAGCTGCTCCTGCCATGTTGCCCTTCTTAACAGCCGTGAGGCTCTTCTTGAACGCAATAGCCGTTTTAAGCAAATGGGCAGAAGTTTTCTTCCGTTCCAAAAAAGCGATAGATAGATCGATATTCTGATTTTTCAGACGCTTAAGCGCTTTAGTCACGGCCTGGTCCCTGAGAGAACTCAGGTGCGAAGGCAGGGTGGTTAAGGTAAGTGCGTTACTAAGTCCACCCGAAATATTTCCGTTAATAACTTGGAAACTCCCGGGATTTCTGATTAAGAAATAACCCTGATAAGGGGTCTGGACATGACTTTCGTGCGCATAGTTAGTCGGCGGAACGAATACAGTTGGGTCTTTGATGCGACGAGCCCATGAGGGGCTCGTAACAATCTCAGAGCGACTGAACCAATTTGCCGGCTGATTCGCGGACGATTGAGTCTTAGTAAAACTCGAAAAGTTCGGGTAAGTCCCTGTATACACTTTATGTATATACGGAAACTTCATCGGACGATCAGAGGTACGCAAGTGTTTCTCCCTTATGGCAGTCAACGACAGCCTTCGTCTCCTGATCCACGGCCTCTTCCAACTCATAAAACTGGCGAAGGTCTGGTTGTACGACTTTAAGTCTTGCAATTAGATTCCTCCGATAAGTATTCATGAAGGGATTGGTTTTAAGTGTATCATAATACGAAGGCATATATTAACTCCATTTGGACAAAGAAACACGAAGCTTAGCCGAGGAGGCCAAGATTCGATTAGATACACACTCAGAAAAAGAGTGCATACAGAGCGGCTACCAAGCCGACCTAAAAAGAGGGACTCACG